CGCCGGGGTAGCGGAACAAAAACCTGCTGCATAGTTATTAAAGTTGAACCCTGCCGTCATGTTCATACGCCTCGGGCTGGCTACTTAACCCCTGACCACTGCCGGGTAACTCGAAGTATTTCCCTGCGTTCTGTGGGGCGGGGTGGTATTTTTAGTTTAATAAACATTAAACTTAAGTCAAGTAAAAACTAAACCGCGGGACATAACAAACACAACGCTTTTGATAAAGTCGTTGCGGTTGTTATGTTTCTATTGGTAGTGAAAGTTAGGGAAACTGGCGTCTTGCGTGGATCACGTTTACTACTTCAACGCTTGATGTTGTTACGCGGTATAGAATTATATAGTTAGGGTGGGCTACAATCTCACGCAAGCCAGGTACTCTGTCGCTTGGTGGGTATAAATACGGATGTTCGGATAACGGCAGCACACAACCCCTTAATCGCTGCCATAAGCGTTCAGCCGCATCTATGTCGAAACGAGCAATATAACTAGTTATATCATCTAGGTCGGTATCTGCGCTTTCAAGCCATAACACGGGTAACATTTTACTGCTTGCTCCGTTCCTTGCGCATCTTAGCAAAGCGTTCTGCCATTCTGCGCTCAACTTCGTCATGGGGAATTGCTGGGCGCGGATCTGCAAGGCTCGTTGCTACTTTCGCACGCAGCCATTCGTTGTAACTGTTTTCTTGTTCAATGGTTTCAAATTCAGAAACCATTGGTGAAAGGGCTCTATTCATGTTTCCTCCGGTTTTATAACTCAGGCGCGGCGGCATTTTTGCGCCGCAATCCATCTCGCTATGAGATCTTCCATTGATTCTTTTTTCTGCTTTAACTCGCTGATTATCTGGCGTTGCTCATCCTCAGGGAAGGCTGAAAAAATCTGCAATAATTCCAGTTGATTAGACGTTAACCCTGCATGTGGTGGAGAAACCCCCGGTTGTTCTGCGTATTCCGCATCCAGATACCCTTCCGGCATCCCGTATGTTTGCTCTATTCTTCTGGCAGCCTTTTCTCCAAACGAGGCTCTCCCACTCATTAGTTGAGATAGGTAGCTCTTCTCTTTGGGTGGCAGAGTTTTATCTTTAAACCACTCCTTGAGACGTAAACGGCGAATTTCTTTTTTTTGCATGTGGTAATTATCTTTAGTAATCACTAAACAAGCAAATACTTGACTTAATGGTTTATTAAACACTAAACCCGCAAAAAAACACTAAACCGAGGAAGGTATGACATTAAAAGAGTTTATTAAATCATTAAGGGTTGGTGATGCTAAGAAATTCGCGGCCAGACTTGGTGTATCGCCATCTTACTTATCGCAAATGGCGTCTGGACGAACAGCTATATCTCCAACCCGCGCCCTTATGATCGAATCTGCGACGGAAGGCCAAGTAAGTAGGGCGGAGCTACGACCTCATGATTGGGAGCTTATTTGGCCTGAGTATGCGAGCGGCATTCGTTTGGGGCAAACACATGTAGTTCATGCTGAAGGTGATTGTAGTGCATGCTTATCTGATGGAGTTGATTCATGAAAATCAAGCATGAACACATCCGCATGGCGATGAATGTCTGGGCGCATCCGGACGGCGAAAAAGTACCGGCTGCGAAAATTACCAAAGCGTATTTCGAGCTGGGAATGACGTTCCCGGAACTGTATGACGACAGCCATCCGGAAGCCCTGGCCCGTAATACCCAGAAAATTTTCCGTTGGCTGGATAAAGACACCCCTGATGCTGTTGAAAAAATGCAGGCTCTGTTACCGGCGATCGAAAAGGCGATGCCGCCTTTGCTGGTGGCCCGTATGCGCAGCCACAGTTCTGAATATTACCGTGAGATCGTCGAACGGAGGGATCGGCTGGTGAAGGATGTCGATGATTTTGTTGCGTCAGCGGTTGTTTTGTATGACCAGATGAATCGCGGCGGCCCGGCAGGGAATGCTGTGGTGATGCACTAAAAGCACGGTGTTCGGGGGTTTTATGAGCAGCAAGCTTCATGGTCTTGTCTGGGAAGGGTGCGCCTTCACCGGCATGATCTTATCCAGGGTGGCGGTTATGGCCCGTCTTGCAGACTACAGCAATGACGAGGGCGTGTCATGGCCTGCCATTGAAACTATCCGGCGTCAGATCGGTGCAAGAAGTGAATCCACAGTGAAATCGGCTATTGCAGAACTGGCGAAAGAGGGCTGGCTGACGAAGGAAGAGCGTAAGGTCGGTGGGCGTAATGTAAGCAATATCTATCGGCTTAATGTGGAAAAACTCGAAGCAGCTGCTGCGGCGGCGCGTGAGTCATATAAACCGAAAAGAAAAATTAGCCCGGCAAAAAATGACCCGTTAACAGTTGACCCGTCAAATATTGACCCCTCAACGGTTGACCCGTCAAATTTTGATGGATCAACTGTTGATAAAAAACTGCCGATTAGGGGGGCGATGATTGACCCCGATCCGTCAGTATTAAAACCTGATCCGTCAGATAAAAGATCTTCTTGTCCGGACGTTTCACTGCCGGACGAAAAACAAGCATCACCGGTCGAGCGATTTCTGGAGAAACACCCGGATGCGCATACCTGGAATGTACCAAAGCGACAGTGGGGAACCCGGGAGGATTTGACGTGTGCACAGTGGATCTGGGGACGGGTTGTTGCGTTGTATGAACAGGCCGCCAGTGATGATGGGGAGGTATCACGCCCCAGAGAGCCTAACTGGACGACCTGGGCGAATGATGTGCGCATGATGCGTATGCTGGATGGACGTAGTCACCGACAGATTTGTGAAATGTTTGGGCGTGTTCAACGGGATTCGTTCTGGGTAAAAAACATCATGAGTCCGGCAAAACTCCGGGAAAAATGGGATGAACTGGTTATCCGCCTGGGGCGTTCGCCCGCGCAGCGTTGCGTGAATCATATTTCTGAACCGGATACCGAAATTCCGCCGGGTTTCAGGGGGTAGCGCACCATGAAAAACATTACGTCAGGTGGTGTTCTGGCAAGAGTCAGCAGATTTGTGCCGCAGGATGCAATCCCTCCGTACCGTACGGTGGCGGAGTGGCGGGAATGGCAGCTTGCTGAAGGGCGTAAGCGAAGCGAGGAGGTTAATCGTCTGAATCATCAGACGCGGGTTGAAAAAATCATTAACCGCTCCGGTATCCAGCCGCTTCACCGGAAGTGTACGTTCGGTAACTACCGGGTGCAGAACGATGGTCAGCGCCATGCCCTGAGTCAGGCGAAATCCATTGCGGCAGAGCTGGAAGGCGGCTGTACGAATTTTGTTTTCAGTGGCAGGCCTGGCACAGGAAAAAACCACCTGGCGGCGGCTATTGGCAACCACCTTCTGGCGAAAGGTCGCAGTGTGATTGTGATAACAGTGGCGGATGTGATGCTGGCGTTACATGGCAGCTACGACAACAAAAACTCGGGCGAAAAATTTTTGCAGGGATTGTGTGGCGTTGACCTGCTGGTACTGGATGAAATTGGCATGCAACGGGATACGCGTAATGAGCAGGTCACGCTGAATCAGATTGTTGACCGCAGAACGGCATCGTTACTCAGTGTGGGGATGCTGACAAATCTTAACCATGCAGCGATGAATACACTTCTCGGCGAGCGGGTGATGGACCGCATGTCCATGAACGGTGGTCGCTGGGTGACGTTTAACTGGGAGAGCTGGCGTCCGAACGTCAGCCAGCACAGGAACTGAGAAGTAATTTTTATCCGGAGGAAGTTTTAATGGAAACCGTATTGCATGCACTGAAAGCGATGGGTAAAGCCAATTCTGTTGAACTGGCGGCGCGGCTTGATATCAGCCGTGAAGAAGTTCTCAACGAACTGTGGGAACTCAAAAAAAATGGCGTTGTTGATAAAACGGGTCACACCTGGTTTCTGGCTGGCGAAGGTGAATCCCGGGTAACCGAAGAGCGGCCAGTAAAATCTGAAGCACAGGATATGCTGACCGGGGAGGTCGAACAAAAAGTTACCGCAGACATGATGATTGAGTTTATCGGTCAGGATGGTGCTAAAACGTGTGAGGAACTGGCGGGTAAGTTCGGCGTCAGTACTCGCAAGGTTGCTTCCACGCTGGCGGTGGTAACCGCAACGGGGCGGCTGGCACGCGTTAATCAGAACGGTAAATTTCGTTACTGCATACCGGGCGCTGATTTACCGGCAGAGCCGGAAGCTGCATCGGTAACGGAAACCGATAGTAAAGCCTTTCCTCAGCCAACAGGTGTTGCGTTACCAGTCCGGGAAGCG